TTCTTCCCAGTGGTTCTTGGTTTCCTTTTATTCGTCTTGATTTCATAGACAATAGCTTCCGCTCCATCTTTTAAAAAAAGAGTCTTTAAGATGTCGTAGTAAGATGACATTCCCTTTCCTAGCTTTCCTTTAGTTTTTCAGCTAGGTCATTCCTTTTTTCTCTTCCCTCGCTTCCTTCAGAAAAGTCATCATAACCTTCCTTCTTAGCCTGTGAAGTAGCAATAGCAAAAGCATCTCCTTTATCTCTTTTTTGCATCCAAGATAAAAATGCCTTTGTTACTGGTAGGGAACTACCTTCGTACCTTTTCGGTCCGAGGTTAGAACCTGCTTCTCCTACAACCCATGGGGGATAGTTAGGGTTCTCCATTACTGGAGTAACTCTAGCAAATTCAGGATCTAGTTCCTTTGGAAAACCTTGCCTATCTAATTGGTTATGGTGTTCCTTTTCTCTACCTCTATAGTTTTCAAGAACAGCAAACATCTTATCTCCTACTAGGGGATCAGAAGCTTTCCCATTCTCTTTTGAAAGCCAGTGAAGAAAAGTCTGGGTGAAGTCTACGTTTCCAGTTGATTTCATTACCATATTTATCTCCTCTATTGGTTTAGGAGCTGACTTTGTTAGACAGCTACCATCAGCACATGATTTCTGTGCTGGTTTATCTGATTTTAATAAATCAAAAGATGCTCCTTGATTCACGCCTTTTTCACATACTGTTACTTCAGCGAGTTCCAAGTCATCTACTTGCATATAAGATTGTAAGCCTTTAGTCATATTTTGCATCTTTGTTGCTGATCCAGCAATAGAGTATGACTTTAGCCTTCCTTCGTTTATTTGTTCCTTCACTCTGTCAGAGATCTTTGTATCATTTCTCATTTCAGTTATGAAGAACAAACCATTTTCATTTACACCACTCTTAAATATCTGTCCAGATTTATTAATGTAAGCTGGTAAAGCCCAACCTACTTGAACATCAGAGTGTAGAACCATAGCGTTCCTAGTTCTAAAACTTTTCATGTAGTTGTCAAATGCCCTTCCTAGAGCATCTGTTGTGATAAGATGCCCCTCTCTGTCTACTAATTCAACAGAAGCGGGACCTCCTAATACCACTGGTTCGATTTCTCGTTTCTCCAGTTTCCTTGCTTCCTTTTGATAAACTTCATTATCTGGGTAAGCTCGGTGTAATGTCATAATTTCTGCAGCTGAAGATATTCCAGCTTTGTACAATCTCTTGTACTCATCTAATGCTTTAGAGATATCTTTGATTGATACCTTTCCACCCTCTGCCTTTTCCAATAAGGAAAGGCTAGAGTTTTCAGACACGTTTTGATACATGTCTCTGTTATTAGTTATTATTTTTTCTGCAGTCATTGTTGTCATAATGTCTATCCTGTTGGGTAATGTGTTCCCCAAATTACTCCTTCATAGCCTGTGCCTGATCCACTACCTATAACGGATGCGTTTTTCCTAAAATCTAACGGATGTGTACTTGTGAAAAAATTGTGTTCAGTTGTATCATTACCCGTTAATTTAATAGCTGCTGTACTTGCTTCTGCAACAGTATCAAAGGCTACATAGAGCACTTGTGAAGCATGAGTGTTTCTAATACTTATTCCTCTAATTACTCCTATAGGTGCTATGTGCCTTGACCTAGAAAGGTCTGTTGTACCTTCCCATTCATAAGTATTACCACCTGCTAAGTTACCATCTATGTAATCTATTATTGTTGAGTCACGTCTAAAATCATACATCAGACAATCAAATAACATATTAATGTTATGTTGAGTATTTGAACAAAACTTAATTCTATAAGTTGCTGGAGTAGTTCCAGCTGGTACATTATATACTACCGATATTCTTTGATAGTCTGTAGTTAAGTCAACTGCATTACCAGTTACTAACACAGTTCCAGATGAATCTGTGATCTGCATTACTACATCTCCTGATGCTGAGGCTCCTCTTACCATTCCTTGTGCCACGATATAAGTTGGGGTGTTTCCTTGTGTATCACCCGCTGCTCCGGCTCCTACCTGTTCTGTAGTTATATAAAAACCTTCTTTAGCCGCTGAGTTTGCTGGGTTACATGTAAGTTCTGCTGACCCTAAATAAGGTGCTCCAGTAGTTCTGGATAAACCTGAACCGTCTGCTGTAAATTCTGATATAGTTGCGTTTTCTATTGAAGGGTTTAAAACTCTATTTATTCCCGGTGAACCACTTGTAGGTAATTCCATGTTAGCTGTTGTTATACCTTGGTCTAGGTTATAATATGGTCCGGCATATATGTTTAGAAGATCTACTGCAGAAGTTCCTACAGTCCCACTAAAGGGTACATATCTATCATATGGAGCTACCGAAGTACGCGTACTGGGATCAGTATTCCACTCTTTCCATTCCCATGAATTTGAGTAGCTATTTGTGAATCCTGCCATTTAATTCTCCTTTAAATCTATCCTATTCTATGAGGATGTTTAAGAAGCTGCCTAATACAGCATTAATTTATAATTAATATACTTGCTGTAATAAAGGCAGCCCCCGCTATTTTGTTTATACTCCGTATAATTTAATTAGATACTTTCCAGCATCATAGACACCATCAGTAGTTCCACCACCACCTACTAAGTATAAATACTTGTCGGCAGCAACAATCGCACTGAGAGGTCTCATATTCACGTTAGCTGCAATAGTCCAGTCGGCAGCAGCTGCCAATACAGACACCTGATTCGATAGACCAGAAATAGCAGCATCTTCTGTACCTGTTGCTTCATCAGCATAAAACAAGTCAATGTCGGGCTCACCTGTTGTAGGTGTCTCTAAACATTGCATGTAACCACCAACGATAGTTCCGTTGATAGCTGTAGTTATTTGTCCTATGTGTGAATTTGCAGTAGCCTCTTTACCAATAATATCTCCTGCGGCGTTTGAAGATAGCCCCGTTAAATCTATATATATATTAGTTTCAAAGATTCCACCAACTTTAACTACTGAAGATTTGTAAACTGTGTTAGTACCTGTTGTGATACCAGTTCCAGCTGACACAGCTTCTGTAGTTCCTATGCTAGTTGCACCTGCAACCGATAGTGTTCCTGATACTTCTGTAGCAGAGGATGTTACATTTAGGGAATCACCATCCCATGCTAGGGTTGCATCACTATCAGTACCGAAAATAATTGTTTCGTCATCAGCAAAATAGTTGAAGTCATATCCTAATGCAGACCTCGCTAATACTCTAGTGTCTTCAGTTACATCTGACATTTTAAATGAGTGTTTCGCCATAATTTAATTTCTCCTTTTGTAGAATGGGTGGGGAGAATTATCTCCCCAACCCATCAAAATTTTCTTTACAAGTTAGATTACGCGTTTAAGTCTGTAATCTTAGCTTGAGTGAAGAAGTTGTGACATCGCATTTCTGCCATAGTGTATAGTAAACCTCTCACTACTAGAGCATTAGCTGCAAAGTAGTCTCTGTTTTCTATATACTGTGTTGGTTGTGCCACAGCTATTTCAAGGTAGTCTGTGTCCAAAACATATACGTTTGAACCTAATACTGCATCAGCTGTGCTAACACCCTTTGGAGTGTCTGCATCTGGTAGTATTGGAATACCTTGGTAAGTAGCTAGAACTAGACCAGTTCTTGTACCCGGGAAAGTTCTTTCAGAACCTACTCCAACTTGGTACTCTTCCTGTCCTAAATATCTCTGTTGAGATTGTAGTAATCTTTCTAGTTTGAAGTATTGGTCGTGTCCCATAACTATTAGTTTTGGTTCCCCACCATTAGTTCTTACTGTCTGAATACAATCATCAATTAAGTTTAGAGATAATTCTCTTCCTACACCGCTGTTGTGCTTAACTGTAGCAGCAGCATTCCATTGTCCGGAAGGTCTGTCACCAAATGTTAAGTCATATGCTCTTACTCCACCGTTTGCAGCGAAGTTAGAGTTAGTATCGAATGAACCACCTACTGCAGCACCGTCAAATTGTACGATGTCATCAATAGATGTTAGTCCTGCTCTTTCTACCACAATTAGACCGTCACCATCAGCTACTGCTGCTGATGCAGTTCCGTGAGTAATAGTACCTGTAGAGGTATTAATACCTGAGACTG